AAAGTGGCGGCAGGGTGGACCATGATGGGGCGGGCCCGGGCGTTTTTCCTGGCCACGGAGAGGGTGGGGATGTTCAACGAGATCATCCGGACCGCCTCTCCCGCATCCCAGATGCTCGCGAGGATGACGGCGGCCCTGCGGGGGACGGCAATCGCCCAGTGGGCGCTCAATTCCGCATTCCTGGCCAACCCGGTCACCTGGGTGGTTGCCGCCATCGTGGCCGGAGCCGTCCTCATCTACAGGTACTGGGGGCCGATCTCCGGCTTCTTCCGGCGTCTCTGGACAGCGCTCACCACCATCAACTGGAAGGAGGCAGGGCTGAACATCGTCCGCTCCATCTGGCAGGGGATCACCTCCCTGGCGTCGAAGCCGGTGGAGGCGCTGAAATCCATCGCCCAGAAGATGAGGAATCTCCTCCCCTTTTCCCCCGCCAAGGACGGGCCGCTGCGGGACCTGCACCGGATACGGCTGGTGGAGACCATCACCCAGGCGATCCGTCCGGCCCCCATGGTGCAGGCCATGAGGGGGGCGGTGGGTGCGGCGATGGTGGCCGCCGCCCCCGCCATGGCCCAACCGGCGTTTTCTCTTCTGCCGGCTTCCCAGACGCCAGCTGCCCGCGTTACTCCTCCTGGCGCGGCGCAGCTCCCGGCAACCCGCCCCGGCGCTGGAGCGGGCGGTGCGGTGAGTATCACCTTCTCCCCGGTCATCAATGTCCAGGGAGGCGGCCACCCCGAGCAGATCAAGAGCGCGGTGAGCGATGGAATCAGGCTGACCTTCCCTGAATTCGAGCGCCTCATGAAGCGCTACGAGGATCAGAAGCAGCGGAGGTCCTTCTAGGTGTTTGCGCAACTGGGCGACATACAGTTTGACCTCATCACCTACTTCGAGGGGATGGACGGTGCCATAGGATACAACTTTGCCGAGCACTCGGTGATCGAGGGGAAACCTCGCCTGCAATACATTGGCACCGGACTGGAGGCCGTGAACATCGCACTGAGGTTTCACCAGGGGTACTGCGACCCGCAGGCGGAGTTCAAAAGGCTCAAGGACGCGGCAGCCAGGCACGAGGCGCTTCCTTTTTTGTTCGGCAGCGGGCTCTACAAGGGGCGATATGTCATCACGGGAATCACCGATACGGTCGAGACTACCGCCTCGGACGGGACGGTTATTTCCCTTGAAGCGAAGATTGCGCTTAAGGAGTGGGTGGAAGACAAGCCCCTGGAAGTGAAAAAGCAGCAGCAGAAGGCGAAGGCCCCGGCCAGGAAGAAAAAGAAGCACGTAAAGCGGAAGGTTGGAGACGTGCCGCAGCTTACCCCGGCATCGAAACGTGCCGGGTATGTGCTGACCCCCGACAAGGACAAGTGGCGGGTGACCCGGAGCGTACCGCGATGAAGGCCGAAGTTATCGAACACATCACGTCTGAAGGGGACCGCTGGGACCTGTTGGCGTGGCAGTACTACGGCGATGCGACACTGTACGAGCCCATCGTGGCCGCCAACCCCGAGGTTCCAATTACTCCCGTCCTCCCTTCGGGGATTCGCCTGCTGATACCGATCATTGACGACTCAGAGATGATCGGTCCGGAGGGGCTGCCGCCATGGAAGACCTGATTCCCATGCCTGTCCGGCAGCCGGTTTGGGTGCTGGAGTACGAGAAAAAGGATATCAGCGCGGCCATCGCCCCCTATGTGCTTCAGGTGACCTATACGGATCATCTGCAAGGAGAGTCCGACGAGCTGGAGATCCACATCGAGGACAAGGACCACCGCTGGAAGAACGGATGGTTCCCCGGAAAGGGGGACACCATCACGCTCTCCATCGGCTACCGGGGGGAGAAGCTGATGACGTGCGGGACCTTTCAGATTGACGAGATCGAACTGAACGGCCCCCCTGACACCATCACCCTGCGCGCCTTGGCAGCCGGGGTCAAGCCGGCGCTCCGCACCGTCAACTCCGCCGCCTATGAGGACCGGACCCTGAAGCAGATTGCCGAGGAAGTCGCCCGTAAGCACGGCCTGTCGCTGGTCGGGACGGTGCCGGAGATCAAGGTGGAGCGGATTACCCAGAACCGGGAGCAGGACCTCTCGTTTCTGAAGCGGTTGGCTGATGCTTATGGTTACGTGTTCAGCGTCCGAGGGGAACAGCTAATCTGGCACGATCTGGCGAAACTGGACGCTGCCACTCCGGTAACCGCCATCGACCGCAAGCAGCTTCTAGGTTTCACCTTCCGCTCCAAGACGAGCCAGGTGTACCGGGGCTGTCAGGTAAGCTACTTCGACCCCAGGAAAAAGAAGCTGGTTTCCCACACCTTCCCGGCCAAGGGGGTGACCACCGGGGACGTGCTGAAGCTCTCCGAGCGGTGCGAAAACAAGGCGCAGGCCGAGATCAAAGCGCAGGCTGCGCTCAGGAACTCAAACGGGAAGCAGGTCGAGGGAGCAATCACCATCCAGGGGGACCCCCGGCTGGTTGCTGGCACCAACATAGGGATAACCGGCCTGGGGGTTCTGGACAATATCTATCAGGTTTTGAAGAGCCGCCACACCATGGACCGGAGCGCGGGGTACAAGACGGAACTGGAGCTGTCCACCACCTCCGCGCATGTGACCATGAAGAACCTGAAAAACGGGAAGAAGTACACGAAGGTGACCAGGTAAATGTTCAAGACCGGCGTAGTGACAGAGGTTTCCACCGCCAAATGCGCGGCGCGGGTGCAGTTCCCCGACAACGACGGGGTGGTCTCGTTTTGGCTGCCGGTCCTGCAACACAAGAGCCTCAGGGATAAGCATTACTTCGTGCCGGATGTGAATGAGCACGTCGCCTGCCTCCTTGACGACAACGGCGAGGCCGGGGTGATCCTGGGGGCGATCTATTCCGACGCCGACACCCCGCCGGTCGATAGCGCAGACAAACACCACGTCACCTTCGAGGACGGGACGGTTCTGGAATACGACCGTGCTCATCATAAGCTGACGGCAGACGTAAAGGGCGACATTGACATCAAGGCGACCGGGAAATGCGACGCAACCATTGCCGGGAACACTACCGTGCAGTGCCAAAGCCCGGTGCTCCTGAAAAGCGCGGTCAGCATCACCATTCAGGCCCCCTCGCTGAACTTCTCCGGCAACAGCCCTGCCACAGGGGATTTTGAAGGGAACCTGACCATCCGGGGGAATCTGGAAGTGCAGGGAAACATCCATGCCACAGGAAACGTGGCGGATGGAACGCGCAGCATGGCCGGTGATCGGCAGATTTACAACGGACATAACCATTCGGACGCGCAGGGCGGCGACACCGGCGCTCCGGGACAGGCGATGTAAATGGCCAACATCAACGAAATAGCCGCAACGGACTGGCAGCCGAAGCTGGGGTCCATGGGTGAGGTGGTGGAGGGGCTGGACGATATCAACCAGTGCATCCGGATCATCCTCTCCACCTCAAAAGGGAGCCGCGCCCACGAGCCCCTCTTCGGCACCGACATCTGGAAATACCTGGACAGCCCTGTGGCCTATGCCATCCCCCACATAGTACGGGAGGCGGTGGACGCGATACAGGCATGGGAGACCAGGGTGGAGCTGGTACGCGTGCAGCCGGTGGTTTCCGGGGCACAGATAACCCTGAAGGTGGAGTGGAAGCTCCGCGACGATGTTGCTGTTCAACAGACGACCGAGGTGAAACTGTGATGCTGCCAGAGCCATCGTTCATAGACAGAGACCCGACCCAGATCACTGCCGAACTGATCGAAACCTACGAGCAGATGACAGGGCGGACCCTGCAACCGGCGCAAGTCGAGCGGGTGCTGATCGACCTGATCGCCTATCGTGAATCGCTCGTCAGGATCGCGGTGCAAGAGGCGGCAAAGCAGAACCTCTTGGCCTACGCCGTCTTCCCGATGCTCGATTACCTGGGGGAGCTGGTGGGGGTGACAAGGCTTCCGGCAGCCCCGGCGCGGACCACCCTGCGCTTCACCCTGGTGGGACCCCAGACATTTGACGTGGTCGTCGCAGCCGGGACACGGGTCCTCACCAAGGATGAGCAGCAGTACTTCACGACCGATGCGCAACTGACAATAGCGGCGGGTCAAACCACCGGGGAGGTAACGGCGACTGCCGAGGCGGCCGGAGCTGCGGCAAACGGCTACCTGCCGGGAGATGTGAACGTCCTTGTCGGCCCGGCCGCCTTTGTCGCAGGAGCGGCAAACACGACTCTGACCACCGGAGGCACCGACGCCGAAACCGACGACCACCTCCGCACCCGCATACAGGAGGCACCTGAACGGTTCAGCAACGCCGGAAGCCGTGGGGCCTACCGCTTCTGGGCGAAGAGCGCCCACCAGGACATCATCGACGTGGCGGTGCTGTCTCCATCCCCCGGCGTGGTGGCCGTGTACCCGCTCCTGAAGTCGGGAACCCCGTCGCCAGAGATCCTCTCCCTCGTCTCGACCGTGCTCAACAATGAGAAGGTGCGCCCTCTCACTGACAGCGTTCAGGTCTTGAGTCCCGTCCGGCAGGATTACGCCATCACCGCCAATCTCGTCCTGTATTCCTGGGCCGACGAGCAGAGCGTGCTCAAGCTGGTGAACGATGCGCTGTCGGGCTACGCGGCCTCCGTGGCCTCGCGGCTGGGGGTGGACGTGGTCACTTCCCAGATCATTGCGCTCATCAACGGAGTGTCGGGAGTGTACAAGACCACCTTGCTCTTACCGGCAGCCGATGCCACGACGGCGGACAACGCCTGGGCGAGTTGTACCGCGATCACCCTGACAGTAGTGGGGTACTCCAATGGCTGACCATCGGCTGATACCGGACAGCATACGGGACCCCTCGAGCCTCGCGTTCAACGAACTGATCGAGCGACTTGGTACCCTCGATATCACACCCGTCCTCGTCTACATGATCGACAACGTCGCCTCCTCTGCCCTGCCGCACCTCGCCGAGCAGTTCCACGTTGCGGGCGACGAAGGGTGGCTGCTGGCTGGCACCGAGGCCGACCGCCGCACCCTCATCAAGAGGGCGATCGAGCTGCACCGGCACAAGGGGACCCCGTGGGCGGTCAAGGAGGCGATCAGGGCGCTCGGGTATCTCGATGTGGCACTACAGGAACGGTTGCCGGTCGTGGTTTACGATGGTCAAGCGGCGTATTCCGGGAGCGAGGATTTCGGCGGGGGTACACAATGGGCGCTCTTTGATGTCCTGATCGACATCGGCGAATCGAAGGATATCACCGGGGAGTCCATCACGAGGCTGGTGAACGCGGTCAACGAATGGAAGAACGCCCGCAGCCACCTGCGGAAAATCTCTTTCAGCGCATCCGTAACCGATATCGCGACACTGACCGAAGCCCAGCAGCTCACCGCCCATGCAGATGTCACGGATGTCACCCCATGGGGGCAACGGTACGACGGCAGCATCAGATACGACAACGGGCACGCCAACCTTTACGGGGGGGCACTGCGCTTCAATGGCGCGGTTTCGTTCGCCGGGAGCGTGGCAACCGGTGTCCGTTATGACAACAAGCGTGATGACTCGGCACTGCATATCGCGAGCGCATTCTCGGAGCATGTCAAAATCGCCCCCCTCTATGACGGACGGTTCTTTTACGCCGGGATCACCTACGGCGCAGAGACGCCGCCGGTCATTGACGCGGCCCTGACGGTCACCATCCGCCGCCACATCAGGTTCAACGGCACCCGGAAGTTCGGCGGCGCGAACCGGTACAACGGTGCGTTCCGATTCAATGGGACGAAGCGGTTTTTTGAAGGGATATTTTACGCCGGGGACACGGTGATAACGGAGGTGACGCAGTGAACATCAACGACGACGCAACATTGAGGGGGATGTTTGAGGTGCGGGTGTACCGCACAGGAACCCTCGTGGAAGAGTACCGGGACAACAACATGATTCTGAACATGGCCAAGGACGCGCTGGCGAGGCTGATCGCGGGTGCCGGATCCGGGAAGGTGATCACCCAGATCGGGTTCGGTGTGAATGGATCAGGCCCCAGCCCTGACGACACCGCGCTGACGGCGGCGTTCACCAAGACCATCTCCGGCATCACCTATCCGGCCCCCGGTCAGGTGAAGTTTGCGTGGAATCTGGCCACGACCGAGGCGAACGGGATGACGATCAGGGAATTCGGGCTGATCTGCTCCGACGCCACCCTCTTCGCCCGCAAGACCCGTGGGGCGATAGAGAAGGCGGCGGACATCAGTCTCGACGGCAGCTGGACCATTATTTTCTGAGAGGAGTGATTACATGGCAAACCTGAACGAAACAGCGACATTTGATGCCGGGGTGTATCAGATCGAGACCACCGACCCGGTGGTGGGCGGCCCCGGAGGGATTGCGAACCTCCAGGCGCAGCAGCTGGCCAACCGGACGAAGTACCTGAAACAGTTCGCCGACGAGGTGCAGACCGCCCGCGGCGGCTTCTCGACCCTCGACGAGCGGCTGGACCGCTACGATTCCTTTGCCCCCGACCAGCAGACCGACCTGGTGGCAGGGATTCAGGAGGCGCTGTACCAGGCAGCAATCGCCAACCGGGAGATCGAGACCATCCGCAAGCGCGTGCTGGCGCAGGGGGTGGTGACGATCAAAAACAAGTTCGTCGTGCAAGGGTTCGTGCTCACCAAGAGCGACATCCGCGCCCTCCACCTGTCGCAGACCGGCACCGTAGGCACCGGCATCAGCCGCGCCCGGATCGATGGTGCGGTCCTGTCTATGGCTGACAACGACTACGTGGTGTCGGTGCCGCAAAACACCACGGCACAGGCGGTGACGTATTACGCCTACCTGTGGGGAAACGGCAGCGGGGTTTACGAGATCGCCGTCAGCACCACCGTCCCGACCAACGGCCTTACCCTCTACAGCCTTACGATCCCGGCAAACGACACGGCCAACAACCTGAACGCCGTCACCCTCACCGACCTGCGCGTCATTCAGACGATTGACGGGTGGACCACCTCAGTGACCCCGTCCGTGTACGTGGCGCTGCCCTTCACCCTGCCCGCAGCGGATTACCACGTCGTTTTCAACGTCGAGTCTGCCACCGACGTGACTGCTGTCGGGTCCCTGAAGGTCAGTGGCAAGCAGGCCAACGGCTTCACCATCAACATGACCGGCAGCGCCGACAACGTCAAGGTGCGCTGGACGCTGCTGAACGTCAACTACGCATAAGGAGGATGGGATGAACATTGTCGAGATGACAGCGGCGACGAAAATTCCCTGGCAGGAAGAGGCAGGCGTCCTCTCCCTCAACGGCGGTGAGCTGGTGATCGACCTGAACGCGCGTCAGGCCGATGTGCAGACGGTGGTAGATGTCTGCTTTGATCGTACCGGGAAGCTGGTCGAGGGGTATGGCGAGGCTTACGCCGTCAATATCCTGATTCCCCCCAGACGTTACACCGAGAGGGAAGAACCGGGGACGGACATGAACGGCGACCCTGTGGTGAACGTCGTCAAGGAGGCGTTGCCGTTGGATGTGAAGGCGGTGACATTGCAGCTCTGGGGTATGACCGCAATCGATAACCAGGCAGGCTGATTCGCCAAAACCATAAAAAGGAGAGAAGAAAATGGCAATAACCATCTCTGTGCCCGACGCGCTGCGTCAATCTGTTGAGGCCGCCACCGGCGGCAAGAACACCGTCCTGTACGACGGCAAGGGGTACCCGTCCGTCATGGTCGTGGTGCCGAAGTTCAACCTTCAGGACATCGACGCCTCCCTCGGTACCGGCGTCCATCCCGCGTTCATCGTCGGAGGGGTTGAGAAGACCGAGCTTTTCATCGGGAAGTATCTGGCAAAAGTGCATGACAACAACGCGCTCTCCCTTCCCGGCCAGGACCCGGCCAACAGCCTCACCTTCGACTCGGCTCTCACCTACTGCAAGAACAAGGGGGCCGGATGGCACCTCATGACCAACGCCGAGTGGGCGGCCATCGCCCTGTGGTGCTGGAAGAACGGTTTCATGCCGCGCGGCAACAACAACTACGGTAAGGACTCCGCGCAGGCTTACGAGACGGGCCGCAGGATCGACGGCAAGGCCCCCGGAGATACCAGCGGCACCGCGCGCACCCTTACCGGCTCCGGCCCCCAGTCATGGAACCACGACAACAGCATCGCTGGCATCGCAGACCTGAACGGGAACGTGTGGGAATGGAACGGCGGCCTCCGCCTCAACGGCGGGGAGATCCAGATCATCCAGAACAACGACGCCGCCGACAACACGGTGGACCAGAGCGCCACGTCCAACGCATGGAAGGCGATCAAGGCTTCGGATGGTTCGCTCGTGGCTCCCGGCACCGCCGGAACACTGAAGTACGACGCTACCGCCGCGAACGGCACCGGCAGCGTCCAGCTTGACGACACCATCGATTACCAGTCGGACGGCAGCGGCTATACGAACATGGTGTTCGAGTCTATGACCGCCGATGCCGGAATCACCGTTCCGGCGATAATGAAGCAACTGGGGCTCTTCCCGGTCGGCGCAGGACTTGGCAGCGACTCCATCTACACCAACAACAACGGTGAGCGCCTGCCGTTCCGTGGGGGCTATTGGGGCAACACGTCGGGTGCCGGGGTGTTCGCGCTGAACCTGAATAGCCCGCGCTCGCTCGCGGGCACGTCCTTCGGGTTCCGTTGCGCCTACGTTGTCTGA